CCACAACAGGTTGAGCCAGAACCAGATATACAAATATTAGAGCAAAGGGCAGTGGATGAGCCAGTTATAGAAGAGCCAGATAATCTTGCTTTATTAGAAAGAAATAAACAAATTGAGGAATCTCAAAATATTCCAGAAATAACGCAACCACCAGATACTTTTAAAAAACCAACAAGAGATACAAATCTTCTTACTCCATCAAGACCCATTTCAGCATCACAAATACGAGCAACAGAAAGAGCTTTTGAAGCAGAAAAGCAAACACTGAGTCTTGATATTGCAAAAAGAGTTATTGATGAAGATTGGGGTCTTTCTTATGTTTTTGAGGGAAGAGAACAATTTAAACCAGACCCAGATTTTGAACTAACAGAGTCTTTTGCTAGAGAATTGACAGCAGATTTACCAGAGGATTATCATGCGCCTATTTTAGAAAATAGTTTTAGCGAAGCACAGGCACGATTTCAAAGACAAGAAGCATTGAAACAGTTTGCTTTCGACAAGGATATAGGTGAGTTGGGATGGAAAGGTGTTGCTCTTAGAATGGGTGCTGCCGTAGTAGACCCTTTTGCTATCGCAGTAAGTATCGCAACTGAGGGTGTGGCTGCACCTTTGATATGGGGTAATAAACTATCTAGGCTTGGTAGAGTATTTAGAGGAGCAACAACCGCTGGTGCAACAAATGCTGCCATTGAAGCATACCTTGTTTCTCAAAATGATTTCAAAGACCCATACGATATATTATATGCAATGAGTGCTGGTATTGTGCTTGGTGGTGGTGTGGGTGCATTGGGAAGAACAGATACAAGTGACCCCATGATAAAAGCACTTAGTAGAATGGCAACACACGCAGACAACGCACAAAAGATTGAAACAACAAATGCCATAAAAACAAATGTGTTAGATGGTGACCCAAATAATGAATTGTCGGTTGGTGCTGCTGTAAATACAGATTCATTACCAAATCAGGTAAAAGAACTAACTTCGGATATAGATGATGTATTAGACAAAGCAGGAGAGCCAGTAGAAGCAGCAGCTACAAAATTTGGGCCAATACCACTAAGATTTGATATGGCTGGGTATTTGTTGAATAGTCCAAACAGAATAGCTAATTTTTTAGGAAGAATATTACCAGAAGACCCTGTTGGTTTTAGAAAAGATAAAAATCTTGTTATACAAGAGTCAGCCGATATTTTAAAAACAAATTCTATGAAAGCATCATTTGCACGTTTTTATCAAGTGTATGATACGGCTTATAAAGATTGGGCTAAAAGTCAGGGATATGGTCTTTTTAGAAGAACATTTAACCTACCTCGAAGAGAGTTTGGGGAACTTGTTGCAGATGCTATTGAAAACCCAGATTTGCCAGTAAGCGCACCAATAAGAACAGCCGCAAACAGACAAGCAGAAATACAAAGAGATTTACTAAGAGCAGCTAAAAAAGCAGGAGTTGAAGGGTTTGAAAATGTACCTGAAAATTTAAGTTATTTTACACATCTTTGGGATGATTTTAAATTTAGAGATGCAGCAGATAAATTTTCTACAAATTCGGTAATAAATCTTCTTACACGTTCTTTGATGAAAGGAACAGAAGATTTGCAAGAAGATGCGGCTAAAGAAATAGCAAAAGGAATGTACACAAAATTATCAAGAAGTGCTGCTGGTATGGATGCTGGTGCTGCTCGGTTGTTTAACGCAACCGATAGAGATGTTATGAGACAAATATTAATTGATGAAGAATTTATGTCTGCTGAACAAGCAGATAATTTGATGAATTTATTTTCACAAAAACCAGATGGTACACCAGCTAGAGCCAAACGTAGACTTCGTTTTGATATGAATCATGCAGAAACTGTTGTCAATAGACAAGGTGGTCAAGAAGTATTAAGAATCAAAGACTTACAAGACAGAGATGCAGAGCAAGTATTTACACGATATGCAGCAGAGTTGTCAGGTAGAAATGCACTTGCTACAGTAGGTATTAAATCAGAGAGAAGCTTCAATAAATTACTTAATAGAAATTTAGCAGAAGCAGCAGATAGAGAAGGAAATGCTGGAAGAGCAAGGGCAGAAAAAGATAATCTGGTTGCACAAACTATTTTCAATATGATTATCAATAGACGTGCGCCATTGGCAGCTGATGCACAAGGAAACTATGCACGAATAGCTCGATTAGTACAGGATTATAATTTTACACGATTAATGAACCAAGTAGGTTTTGCACAAATAGCAGAACTTGGAAATGCTCTTGCAATCGGTGGTTTTAGAGGTGTTTTACAATCTGTGCCATCTATAAAATCAATGTTAAAAAGAGCAAGAAACGGAGAAATAGAAGACCCAGTGATGAGAGACCTTGAAGGTATTATTGGTGTTGGTTCAGACAGATTGACAATGCAAGCCATGAATAAAGCAGATACTATAGGTGTTTTCAGTGAGGGCAGAGGAGATTGGATAGATAAAGCATTATTCGCTATGCAACCTTTAAAACGAATTACGGCTGATATATCTGGAATGGCCCCAGTAACATTAGCCTTAGAAAGAATGGCAGCAAGGATAGCTGTTCAAACATTAACAGATGTTGCGTTTCGCAGTAGGAAACTTTCAAAAGCACGATTAGCAGGGCTAGGTCTGAGCGAAGAAATGTCAGAAAGAGTATTTAATTTAATTAGAAAAAATGCCATTACACAACCTTCAACATTATTTAGAAACAGAAAAATCAAAGCCATAAATCTTGCAGAATGGGATAAAAAACCTGATGGAACATTTGATGCAAGCGGTGCGGAAGCAAGAGATGCGTTTACAGTTGCTATTGCACGATGGACAAGAAGAAGCATACAACAAAATGATGTGGGTAATTTAAATTTATATATGACATCTACAATGGGTCAAATACTTACACAATTCCGCACATTTATGCTTGTGTCTCATGCGAAACAATTTTTACACAACATCAAAGCAAACGATTTCAAAGCATATTCTGCGATGATGTACTCATGTACTTTTGCTGGTTTATCTTATATGGCACAACAACAAGCAAATGCGATTGGAAGAGAAGACAAAGAAGAGTTTTTGAAAGAAAGATTATCAGTTGAATCCATTGCCAAAGCATCTTTTCAAAGAAGTTCTTGGGCTGCATTGTTTCCTGGTCTTATTGATACAGGTGCTTCATTTTTTATTGATGACCCAATTTTTGCTTATAGAAGTACAGGTTTGGATACACAATTTATCACTGGAAACCCAACAGTGCAGTTAGTATCAAAGGGTCTTTCAAGCGCACAGGCTGTTTCTCGTTCAATAGTCAATCCAGATTTACAGTTTTCTCAAGGACAACAAAGAGCTTTAAATACAATCATACCATTTAACAATGCTTTAGCAATAAAAAACGCACTGAACAAATTAGTAGACATGAGACCAGAAACAACACAGGTAGAGTAATACTTTATTGACCAATAAAAATAAGGTATAACAAAGTAAGTAGGAGTAGATATGACAGTCAGTAGCACTACAACAAAAGTCAGCTATAGTGGTGATGGCACTACCTCTGCTTTTGCCTATAGCTTTAAAATATTTAATGATAGTGATTTAGTTGTTATTGTCAGAACAGATAGCACTGGTGCAGAAGTAACTAAAACTATCAATACCGATTATCTTGTAAGTAATGCTGGTGAGTCTGATGGTGGCACAGTTACCTTTAAGTTTGATACAGGTAACTCTAGCGATAGTAATTACGATACAACAGACAGAAGACCTCAAAGCGGTGAAACGGTGTTATTAAAACGTGTGATGACACTTACGCAAAACACAGATTATACCCCCAATGATAGCTTTCCAGCAGCAGCGCATGAAGAAGCGCTGGATAAACTGACGTTTATTCAACAGCAACAGCAAGAAGAAATAGATAGAAGTTTTAAGTTTGCACAAACCGATACAGGCACAATAACCATTCCTACATCTACTGAAAGAGCCAGTAAATATCTTGGATTTGATAGCAGTGGTGATGTGATAGCAGTGGCTGGAACAGCCGATGTAAGTCCAATATCTACCTTTGCTGCTACGATTGTAGATGACACCAGCGCATCTGCGGTAAGAACCACAATAGGTTTAGGTGATTTAGCAACCCTTAATACCGTAGGCTCATCACAAATAGATACTAATGCAGTCACAGCAAGTGAACTTAATATATCTGGCAATGGTACATCTGGTCAGTCTGTTGTTTCAGATGGTGATGGTTCTTTTAGTTATGTAAGTGTTCCTGCGTTTGTCTCTGGTATGGTAATTCCATACGCTGGTACATCTGCTCCTACTGGCTTTTTATTGTGTGGTGGTCAGGCTGTAAATACATTTACCTATAAAGATTTACACGCTGTTATATCCAATACCTATGGTGGCGATGCATATAATGCAGGTGTTACTGACCAGTCAGGCGCAACTACCACATTTAACTTGCCAGACTTACAGGGACGTGTTGTTGCTGGTAAAGATGATATGTCTGGGTCAAGTGCAAACAGGCTAACAGATGCCGTAACTGGTGGTTTAAATGGTGATACATTAGGTGATACTGGTGGTACAGAATCACATACATTAACAAGCGCACAATCAGGTTTACGGCAACATAGTCACTCAGCAACAACAACTTTGACGAGAGTTAGCGGTTCTGGTTCATCAAGCGGTATTGAAGACGATTCAAGCAGGAATACAGTTACAAATTCATCTTTTGTTAGCACGACCATTAGTAACAGTAGCGCATTAGATGCATCCGAAGCACACAACAATGTACAACCAACAATTATTCTCAACTATATTATAAAGACCTAAAACCATGACAGTTACAACAACGACAACGACAAATACATACACAGGCGATGGTACAACTACCGCATTTAGTTTTACCTTTGAAATATTAGAAACAACGGATATCAAGGTTATTGTTGTAACAACAGCGACAGGTGTAGAGTCTGTTAGGTCTATAGGAACAGGAAGCACGAATTACGCTGTTACAGGAACTGGCAATGTTAATGGTGGTACGGTTACGTTTGTGACTGCGCCTACGGCAAGTGAAACTGTGTTCCTCATGCGTAATATGTCGTTTACACAGCCGACTGATTATCGAACAAATGACCCATTTCCAGCAGAAACTCACGAGAATGCACTCGATCGCATGGCTTTGCAGATACAGCAGATAGGAAGACGATTAGACAGAGCCTTACTGAGACCAGAATCAGACACCACATCTAGCGCATTACCCCATAACATAGACCTCAAGGGTGGTGTGTTAAAATTTAATTCAAGTAGTGGTGTGCCAGAAGCAGATAGTAGTTTGACAGATGTTGCTACCTCATCAGCAAATGGATTGATGTCGAGCAGTGACAAGGCAAAGCTGGATGGTATTGAAGCAAGTGCGACAACAGACCAAACAGCATCTGAAATATTAAGTGCTATCAAAACAGTAGACGGTGCATCATCAGGATTAGATGCAGATTTACTCGATGGTCAACAAGGAAGTTATTACCTGGACGCAAGTAACTTCTCAGGTCTTGGCACAGTGGCAACACTGAATGTCGGTATTGGAAACAATAACATACCAAAGTTTACATCAGGTGTTGCTGACAATGACTTTCTGAAAGTAGATGGTAGTGTCATTGAAGGTAGAAGTGCAACAGAGGTAGTAAGTGACTTAGGAGTAATTACTGCCGATAGCACAACAACCTTAACCAATAAAACAATCGATGCTTCTCAGCTATCAGGTACAGTAGCAAACGCAAGACTAGATGCACAACTACAAGATGTGGCTGGTTTGGCGGTTACAGATGGTGGATTTATTGTAGGAGATGGGTCTAACTTTGTGCTTGAAACTGGTGCTACTGTTAGAACATCATTGGGTCTTGGCACGGCCGCTACATTAGATACAGGCATATCCAACACAAATATTCCTAAGTTTACGAGTGGTGTAGCAGATGATGACTTCTTGCGTGTAAATGGTACAGCCATAGAAGGACGTTCTGCTGCGGAAGTATTGTCAG